TACTTGTGGGGAGAAGAAGTAGTTGAAGAACCCGACTATCTTGATAGTTTTGAATGTGACAACTGGAAAACTGTTTTTAGTATATCTGCCGACCATTGTTCACACTTCGGTTTTGTCACAATGGCCGAAGGCCCTCCTCATCACGGGGTAAGCCTAGCGATACACTTTGAATGTCTCATGCCTATTTGGATTCGGGAGGCTAAAGAATAATTACTACTCCCTATATATACGACTCGAGAAGGAGGAGAGTTTAAAAAATTTTTTAGGAGTATTTACCAATAAGCCAATATCTAGTAAGCTAAGTCCTTGAACTATGGTCCTTTGTTGAGTATTGGTACTCAATATTGGTTCTTATTGGCAGTTCAGTAGTAATAAGTGTATCACCAGTCCGTGAGTTTCATCTTTTTCTTTTAAAGTAACTTCTCGAGTCCTATTATAGGTGTATCATGCCCCGTAGAAAGAACAAAACAGAAGAACTGATCGTGTTCCGACCGCTTACTGGTCGTCAAAAGAGTTTCGCTGAAGAAATAGTCTTAGGGCGGTGCTCTAACACTGAGGCGGCTCGTCGCGCAGGGTACGCTGAATCGTCAGCGGCAGTAAGAGCGTCGGAGCTTCTTGACATCGGCAAGTTTCCTCATGTCGCTAACTATATAAACGAGCTGCGGCTGGACCTGTCTAGGAAATATGAGGTCACCTACGATAACCATATTAAAGATTTAGGTGATTTAAGAGACCGAGCTGCTGCGAACAACCAGTTCAGCGCAGCTATCAACGCGGAGAAACACCGTGGTCAAGTGGGAGGCCTGTATGTTGATCGGAAAGAAGTTCTCCACGCGCACATCAACGCTATGTCCAAAGATGATTTGATACGTCGCTTAGAACAGCTAGACAAAGAATCTAAAGGAGCCCTTAAAGCTGTCGTTGATGGAGAGTTCAAGGATGTCACAGAATCCTGAGTCACGTTTGTGGAAAGTGTTACGGGACGGACTTACGGGTGTACACTGGACTCGGATTGAATCTTGGGCGTCTCCTGGAATCCCTGACGTAAATGGTTGTGCGGAGTTCGGCGAGTTTTGGATAGAACTCAAAGTAATAAAACATAATCGAGTACTCCTGTCGCCTCATCAAATAGCCTGGCATCTCATGAGAACCCGATATGGGGGGATCACGTACATCTTGGCCAGGGAGCCAGGAAAGAGTTCTTTGATTCTATTTTCCGGGAGTCAAGCAAAACTGTTGAAGGATAAGAAGATCTCAGAGATCGAGCCGATGGCCACGATTAAATACCCATACGACTTTGACGAATTGTATAAAGTCCTTGAAAAGAATTCGACAAATAAAGACGAAAAGACCCTTTACTCTGATTAAGGAGTACTTTATACTTCTTAATAGTTAAACGGTATTCGTTTGACGAGGCCTATAAAGGAGAAAGAACCATGGCTACTAAGAAATTGAATTCAGTGTTTGAAGTTACCGAGGATTTCTTGAGCGATACGGAGTCAGCTCAGGACAAGGCGGTACGTGCTTTTATCGCTGCTAACCCTAAAGCGGAGGTGATACCAACAGAGATTGGTCAGACGGCACCGTTTCTTCGACGCCAGTCAGGTAAACGATTTAATATCTCTGAGCGAATCAACCAAGGCGGGAGTGCCAAGGAGATATTGTCATATGCCCGAGGAAACGGCGGTGGCGAGCGAGATATCGCCGCTCATTTGTCTGGTGGATTTAGTCGAACGTCAAAGTTTTACGGTTCGTCGATAATCCAACTATCCGCTGCCGCGTAGCCTCCCATCGCGGCGCGATACTGGCCCTGTCTCTGAGAGTAAAATCTCAGGGGCGGGGTCTTTTTTTGACTTTGCGCTGAGATCGTGACGATCGTTCAGATCTCCGTGGTCGTTCTTGTCGCTCCGATCGTTCTGATCGCTTAGATCTAACCCATCTTGACCATACCATACCTGACCGCACCTGACCTTACCCATTTAATTTGATCTATCAGATCTAGGCGATGTAACAGGCCGCACTGGGATTAGCACTACGCACTGGAGTATCTTTGAGTAAACAGCGGTAGTCTCAAAGTTAGTAGGGTTTATACTTTAAAAGTAAGTAAACTTAACCATAACGGGGTAAAAACGATGTTAGTATACTACGGTCAACCACTTCAGTTGTTTGATAAAAAAGACGGTATGATGTATGAGGTGCGTGTGTTACTTAAAGATGGCGAGCCGTATATTGATCTCACTACGGTATACCTTGATCTAGACGGCGAGATCGACCTTACTGCCTGCATCTACGGGCTCCCGTTAAAAGAGTTGACGGGTACTGATCAATATGAGACAGGCGACTTTAACCAGAAGTGAGTAAGTAGGACAAAAGAGGGCGGGTGTAAAAAGCCCGCCCTTTTTATATTATAAGGGTAGCGTTAATAAAGGCGCTACTAACCATAAGTAAGAGGGATAAAAACGATGTCAAATAAACTACCGTCTAAAAAAATACGTAAGCTAGGCCCTGATGTCTGGGTCTTTGACGGCTACGATGAGCAAGTTGATATAGGTACCGAGTGGATTACGGCAGCTAAAGGGCCTATCACCGACAGCTTTGAGTTAATTACCGCTATAGCGGGTGATAAAATGGAGGCCTTTGATTACGACCCGCCGTTACCTTACCCTGATGAGCCCTATCAACTTGATAGCGTAGAGCAAACGGCATGGAGTGATCTTAAAAGTAAGCCTGACTATATTGAGAACGTAACATGCGTAAACCTTTATCAGCTAGTAGGGCGTTACTATAAGCATGATGAGGTTGAATATCAAAAGGGTGTCGATGATAATACTTATACCCCCATCCCAGAGTTAGGCTTAGTAAAGAGAAAGTAAGACAAAAGGGGGCGGGTCATAGCGGCCCGCCCTTTTTATACTAAGTATAGTTAGTTAACCAGGAAGGGAAAATAAAATGACTTTAAAGTGTACTCTCGTTGACGATTGTAACCGTGGTTCATGGCACGTTATATACCAAACGGGCAATTTGGATTATTGCAGAGAAGATCTACCCGAAAGCGTTACTACTGTCGCCGAAGCTAAACGTCGTGCTACAACCTTATTTGAAGTGCTTTATGAAGATACACAGCAACAGTTAGTGCAGGAATCACATGGAGCGCCCGTAGATTCTTACCGCTTAGAGCGCTGGTAGAAGTAGAATACCCTCGGAGGCTGGTTACCTCCACCCCGAAACGGCGGTTTCTGTAACGGAAGCCGTCGTTTCTTTTATTCTTTCCTGTCGCTTACATCTATCAGACTTGTCGTTCCTGTCGCTTTCCCGTCGCTTTCCCGTCGCTTTCCCGTCGCTTTCCCGTCGCTTTCCCGTCGCTTTCCCGTCGCTTTCCCGTCGCTTACATCTATAAGATGGTGTACATCTACGTATGTGTGCGTGCGCATGTGCGTGAGTTACACGGTAAGCCTAACAAAAGCCTACTAAATACCCCTAAAATGCAATACAAATACCCCTAAAAAGCCTGCTAAATACCCCTAAAATGCAATACAAATACCCCTAAAATGCCTTTGCCGCCAGGTAGCACACCCCTTTAAAATAAGTTAAATAAAAGTGGGCAAGGGGCTTGACAGGGTAGCGCATACCTATATAATTAGGCGCATAGCAAGGGCCAATACCGGCTACGCTATATAACCAGAAGGGTATTACACAATGACTACTACAACTAAAACCGCAAAGCAGGCTACTTTCCAAGCCCCTGAAGAATTTGGGGCAATGGCACCACAACAGCAGGTTAAGGCCGTAGCGGCATGGTGCGCCGCTAACCCTACCGCCAAGATAGCCCCGATTAGCATAGCAGAAGGGGGCTTGCCTATATACCTGCGCCGCGACACGGGCAAGAGGGCGGACATTAACCGCCTAATGGTCGAGGGTGTTACGGTAGCCGACTTTAGGCCACAAGCCGCCAAGCTGGGCGGCGGGTGGACCGACCTAGTGGCGGGGTTATTAGGCGGCTATAGCCGCAGCGCCGCAGGGTACGGTACGCCGCACTTTACCCTAAAAGCCTAGTTTTAACCGGGGGGGCTAACAAGCCCCCCCACTACTAAGGGAAAAACACAATGGTAAAAACAGCGTACGCAAGACCAGACCCACTAGTGCCAGCAGCCTACACGCGCAGGCAACAAGCCCTATGGTGGCAAGCACGCTTGTGGGATGTAGCCGATGGGGCACCCTTGACCGCTACAGAAGCACAGCACCTGGCAGATTGGGTTAAGTAAAGGCTAAACGAATACTTGCCCTTTACTTAGGGGTCCCAAGTAAAGGGCAAGTATCGGGCAAGCCCCCTGCGAGGGGGGCACCCCCCTATATACGCGCCCGGCGCGCCCACCCGCCCTCCCCATAACAT